CCAATCTGATGGCTTGCTTGTCTGGGCTGTGTATGCAGTTGTTCCGGATACTTTGTTGTATGAGTCGCCATTTCTTGTTGAATAATCGCCGAAGTTCGCCGACCAATCCGGTGGCTGATAACGTGTCAGCGTGTATCCTACTTCAACGCCTGCCACTGCCTTGTAGCTGTCGCCATCCTGAATGTAATAGGCGTCATATTTCGTCGCCCAATCTGATGGCTTGCTTGTCTGGAGAATATAATTCGTGGTTTCCTGCGCGCTGTTCATCTCAAGTACGCTGACATTTTCCCGTTCTCCAGTTATGACCTGTCTCGATGTGTCAAGTATATAGTCTGAATCTTCTACCGGATTCTTTACTTTCGCATACGGCTGTATGCCGCCGTTCTCATCTGTGAAGATGTGTATCACTGCCCGGTCTGCAAGGTCTCCCTTACCTAAGCATATAACATGATTGACTGGGGCATATTCCCGAGATACTTCAAATTCTACCTGTGAAGTATCAAATTCCTCGTCCTGTGAATAGTCGTGAACCTGTTCCGCACGCATTATTACCTTGCCGTTCTGCCATTTGATCTTAAGCTTTGCTCCGGCATCCTTCAGCATCGCCTTGATGCCTTTGTATGCTGTCACATATCTTTCGAATTGATAATGTACTGTGATGCCCGAGTCTTCTGTCGATGCCTCAAACAGAGCGGGCAGGTCTAGCCTTTCTATCAGATCGGCAAGCACTTCATGTGCCTCACCATCCGCCACAAGATAGTCCTGCCCCGGATCCGGACAGAGCACCTTATGATCTATGTATCCCTGCCACGTCGGGCCTGAATATGTCACTTCATCAGATTTGGTATTGACTTTTATCTTCTCAATAACTCCGCCGTACTCCTCGCCTTCAACATATATATAGTATCCAGCTTTGCAGCAGTGTGCCGACCGGTCGATCTTGAGCTCAAAGTCGTTTTCATCTTCGCCATATGACAGGTCTAATGTATATGCATCGAATATGCCTATGTCTTTCTTTGTGTCATCTGCATATATCAGATCCATTCCGGCTCACCTCTTTCATCGTATACAATGACGTCAAATGCCAGCTCCTTAGCCTTGAGTATTCTCAATGCTCCTGTGGGTAGTTTCTCAAATATGTAGCTGTCTCTTGCTCTTGTATGGTATATATTCTCTTCACGACCATATTGGTCGTATTTTTTTATGGTCTTTGATATAGTGTTAATAACAGCGTACTCGCCCGCGGCTATATCTGCATCCATACCATACTTATGATCACCTATTATGATTGTCGGCTGTGATATCGGACCGAATATGGTCATCTCAAAATTCGCACCAGCCACCGTGTCAACACTCAGGACCTCTATAACTTCAGCCTGTCCATAGTCGTAACCACCATAGTCGTATCCGTCATAGAATCCTTCCATGCCGTAATCCAACGCGCCAACCTCTCCGGATGATGCCATGTAGCTATGTTTATATTCCTTAGTCCACATCGGATGAATACTCAGAACTGTCAACTGTTTAGTCACAGATTCAAACAATTCATCATAATCTGAGTGTTTCTTACTAACTATGTATGCCTGCTTGTAATAACCATTCCACCATATCTTCCCTGGTAACATACGCTGCACATCTCTGTCAAACACTGTGTACATGTGGTTCATCAGCTCATTGAACTCTTCGGCGCTATCAGCCATGATATCAAGTGTCAAGCTGTACGTTTTGGTGTCCTTATAGAATCTCTTGATCTTGCCTATGCCATTGATACCGGTTATGGTTGTGTAATTCCACTCATCATCAAGCAGACTTTCAGGCGTCTGGGCGTATATCCCACCACTCATGAAGTCTATAATCTGTCCGTCTGAGCTTTCGTAATATAATGTCATACCGGCCGCCTTTCCAATCTTCCGATCTCTCTGCCATTGAGATTGATGGTGATGTTCATTCTTGCACACGCCTTTGCTGTCGCCTCGCCGAGCAGATCATAGTCTATCTGACCTGTTCCGCCTGCTGCCTCGACAGCCTCCGCAACATATCCCTGCAGCACATCGATAGGTGCTATTGCCTCATATCCGGCCTCGCCACCAACCATTGGTGTTCCTGATGGACTTGTGCCGAACTGTGTGGCTCTCTTCAGCACTGCACCGGCTCTATACCATTCCACATCAACCGTCGGTTTGGTTCCCTTTCCGGCTATTCCCCATGGTGCCTCGCCGCCGCTTATTTTAAAGTGAGGGAGCTTGATATCTGGGAGTTTTATCTTCAATTTCTCAAATATTCCCTTTATCTTATCTGCCAAGTTCGATATAGTTTCCTTCGCCGTTTCAATCGGATGGGTGATTGCCTCTTTTACCTTATGAAATATATTCTTGGCAGTGCTCTTAATCTTATTACCCACATTAGATATAGTCTCATGTATTTTGCTCATGAAATTATCTATAAATTCTCTGAAGCCTGAGCAGTTATCATAAAGCAGCTTGAAAGCTCCGGCAAATGGATTAACAAGCAGCAAGAGAAGTCCCTGCCAGTTGCTCTTGATCCAGTTAAGCATATTGACAAAAAAGCCTTTAACCTTAGCAATTCCATTGCTTACTGATTCCTTCACCGATTCCCATGCAGCCGCCATCTTTTCTTTCAGTATTTGAGCCACTTCTATGACCTTCTGCTTGATCTCATCCCAGTGTTTAACGCATAGAACTATGATCGCAATTACAGCCGCTATAGCTGCCGCTATCAATAAGTATGGTGCGAGTGCTGCTGTCTGTGCCGCTACAAGTCCCCACAGTGTAGTGGTCTCTGCCGCCTCCATAGCCGCTTTGACTCCTGTCACTGCTGACTGGATTGCCATTGCTGTTGTTAATACTCCTATGACCACGGCTATCGCCGTGATGATTGGCTGCATCTCTTGGAGCTTTGCCACTATAAGCGGTACATTGTTCGATACATTTTCTATGATTTCTGTCACCTTCGGTATCGCGTCAGTAACTATCGGCTGTATGATATCCTGTTTGAGGGTTCTGCCAAGTCCTTCAAGTGAACTGCCCACATCGTCATATCTTATGTTGGCCAGCTCGTCCATCTTGCCCTTGGTATCACTAAAACTGTCACCAACAGATGATATTGACTGAATGAACTGTGTGCCACCATCTTCCGCCATTGTTCCGAACGCAAGTGCGGCCAGGTTCATCTTGTCTTGTTCAGTCTTAGCGTTCTGTATGTCTGCAACGATTGACGACACTACATCCTTCTGAGTTGCGCCGCCGTTCTGCCATTTTGCGAACAGTTCCTCAGTCTTCTGACTCCACACACCTGTGCCATCCTTGACCTCTCCGGTCTTCTCGTCAATCTGTGTCATGGTATCCGCAATAGTTCCATCTCCAAGTCTTGTCGTTACCTCGTTAATGGCGTCATTGACCTTGTCCAGGTTATATGCACCGCCCTCTGAGCCATTCTTTAACAACTGGAAATACTCATCAGCCGTGTACCCGGCCTCAGCAAACTTACCTGCATACTCTGACACGTTATCGCCAAGCTCATCGGTGTAGTTAAGACCCTGCTGTGCACCGCTTGCCATGAGATCGAACGCCTCTGTAGCCGACAGGCCAAAGTGGCTCATAAGTGAGTTGACTCCCCTAAGGGTCTCTGTCATATCCATTCCAAATGTATCCTCGAGGGTTATAGCGTTCTCGGTGAGAGACTTGAGCTGTGATGGATCAACCTCCTTGGTTACTTCCTTTACTTTGGTCATCTTCTCGGCTATATCTGTGAGGCTTTCTCCGAAGTTATCCTTGTATATCTCCTGCATGACCTGGTTGTATTCATCCATGGAGTCAGCCGCTGTGCCTGTAGCAGCCGCAAATCTCGCACTTGCTGCATCTGAGTCCGTTCCGATCTCTGACAACGCAGAACCAAGCCCCTTGATGCCATCGCTCACAAGGTTTGCCATCGCTCCTTTCGCAACAGTATAGCCTTCGCCTGCCTCTTTCGCACTTTCGCCTGCTGCCTCAAGATCCTGCACATTCTCTTCAAGAGCATTGCTCAGGTTCTTAGCCTCAGTCTGCAGCTTCACTGTGTTGGTCTGTGTGTTAGTGAGCTGTGTCGCTAGCTTTCTTGCCTCGTCGCTGTTCTCACCATATGCCTTTTTAGCAAGATCCAGCTTTTGCGTGAGGGTCTCCTGTTTTCGCTTACTCGCCTCTATCTCCTGTTCAAGGAGCTTCTGTTTCTGGCTGAGGTATTCCTCCTCGTCGCCGGTAGCTTTATACTGAGCCTCTGCAAGTTTCATTTTGGCGGTGAGTTGTGATGTTGTGCTGTCCGACTCCGCCATGGCGCTGTCGAGCTCTGCCATAGCCTGTGCATTCTCATCTACTTCCGGTATAAGGTTGGCGAGCTGACCTTTGAGCCTCTCTGCCTGTGTCTGTGAGCTCAGTATTGCCCTCGCCCACTTGTCAACTTCAACGCTGTTTTCGCCATATATGGCCTTTGCAGCCTCAAGCTTCTTTGTAAGGGCTTCCTGCTCCTGCTGGTTAGCCTCAAGCTGTCTCTCAAGTATTGATTGTTTCTGGGTATAATACTCGCCCTCATCACCAGTATTCTTGAACTGCGCCTCGACAAGCTTAAGCTCTGCCTTCAGATTCTTCGTTGTATTCCTTGCCGAATCGAGGTTCGCTGTGTATTCTTTTGTGTCTGCTGTAAACTTGACGCTTGCCTCGCTCTTCTTCTTAGCCACGTCTCTCACCTGCCTTCTTCACTGCGTAGTTCATCCATCCGTCATAGGCTGCCTTATTTGCTGCAACCGCCGACAGAAAGTTTAAGTCGCTGTCGTAAAATGTTTTTTCCGGGATTCCGAGGATCAACACATAATACGTGTAGTAGTCCTCTATGTCCTCCAGCTCAAACCTGGGTAATTTTATCGACCGTTCTTTCTCCTTCGTGGCTTTCCGGAATGCATCACGGAATCCCGTTTTTTTTTCGCGGAATTGAACAGATTCTCAAACGTCGTTCCAAGTTCCTCCCTATCGTCTGTAACTTCGGTTAGGAATTCTTCAAACGATGGGATATCTTCATCAAGATGTGCGCATGCGTAGGCAATGTAGATGAACTTCGCCATGTCAAGCTCGTTGAAGTCTTCGCCCTTCTTCTGCATTTCCTTGTACTTGGCAAAATATTCATCTGCCAGCGGCTTATTTCTCTTGTTAAGCTCTGCTATAGCGCCAAGATTGAGTGTCACGTTTTCAAATCTTCCATCCGCCATCAGTAATTTGTGGTATACCATTTATTTCCTCCTACAAAAAAGAACACCCTTGCGGGTGCTCTTATCTCTTATACTGCCTTTACAAGTTCTAGCGAGAAGTTAGTAAGCCACTGCTGCTTGATTTCTTCGCTTTCAAGCTCACTCTCAAGCGCCTCGTACATGCATTCACCATTCTCATCCGGCATCAGATCAATGGTCATCTCCAACTCGGCCACTTCTTCCGCTCCGTTTTCGATCTTCCTTGATGGTCCCGACGATAAAATACATCTAGGGTATGCCTTATACTTGACATTCTCGTCTTCATCCAATACCTTCTGTGTCAGTGAGAATTCAGGGTGTTTGCTGTTTTCTCCATAGGCATATACACCCTTGGCCAGCTTCTCCCTTGTCATATCATATATCTTGTTATAGACCGTGCGAGGTACATGTAGGGATTCTTTCAGTGCTCCATCTCCAGTACCACGAGTTCTCTTCTTCCTGATTCTACCCCGGCACTTCTTTGTGATTGTTCTGACTGCAAGTTCCTCTTCGCTCGAACCTACACAGTTCATATCCTCATATGTATCTTCTCCTGCTACCTTGATATGCTGTTCTATTATTTCAAATTCTGAAAAGATGTTTGACATTTTTATCTCCTTTCTAGGATTTCCTAGTCGCCCAGAAGTTTTCCCAGGCATATTTCTATGATTTTATCTGATGATTCTTCTGCTCCACGCATCATGAAGTGCTGGCCACCAGCATGTCTCCTTGTGTTTTCTCCATCGTCAGGAAAATACAGATAATGATAGGAGCCTCTTGACGCTATCGTAACTGCTAGTAAGCTGTCTCTGTGTTCAAATGGCTTCGCTACACTTGCCGGTTTCTTCTTCTTGTTCCAGTTTCTTCCTGATACTGGCAGGATACTCGCTATGTTCTTCTGAATGACGTCAGCGCCCTCATTATGAAGAACATCGTTGATGACCCTTATTCCGTCATCCTTATATGAATCAATAAGATCATCTAAGACAACATCGCCCTCCAGCTTGAACCATTCTGATCTAACTCCCATTTACACCCTCTTTTCCGGGCGTACAAACGTAATAGTTGCCACCTCAACAACCACATCTGTGTTGCCCTTCGTGATGTATTCATACGGGATATCGTCTGATGTTGCCTTCATTTTTGCGCCGGCGCAACGTGTGCTCTGTGCCTCAATCGCATCAATAACAGTCTGCACATACCCCTCAGGGATACAGTTCTCATGAATGATATGCACCTCATATCTGGTCTGCAGATCGCACCGGTTTGATGCCTTTGAAGTCTTTGTCCTGTTAAAGACAAAGTAATTCCATTCGTCCAGATGATCCGCTGTACAAGTGCCGTAATATGCCCCTGCCATCGGCACATCGCTTGATCTGGCAAGCTCTTCAAGAGTCTTTCTTGTCTCGTCAAGTATTGATTCTGCCTGTTCTCTTTCTTCAGGTATTAACTCCATCGCTTAACTTCCTTTCCTCTTCAAGATATATGTACATTTCCTGCTTTGCCCTGTCGTGATCCAGCTTGATGATGCTGTAGAGCGTGTCACCTGCTATGGCCTTTAATGTAGGATCCACCTTGTATGATCTTGTCTTTATTTTTAAAGAGAGTGTCCTGCCCTGGCTCGATGCGAACTCGATGTCCTCGTCTCTCTTGCTCTTCTCTTCATATGCAAGCTTGACCACCTCTTCAAGATCATCTCGGCTGAGCGCATTCTTGGCAGCGTTAAAGTCTGTTGACTTTTGTTTCTTTTTAACAATGTAAACAATGCCATCATTGTAGTTACTAAACCTGCTCTTTAGCATTTCTAGCCTCCTTCACTCTGCAGATATGCTGTAGTTTCAGGATGTCCGCTCTGTAGGCTCCTTCCCACTCATCAAGTGCCTTGTTGTATGCGTACAGCATATATGAGAGATAGAGCCTGTGAGCCAAGCCCGGAGCGAAATAGTCAAGTTCCGCTCCAAACAAGTGATTAAGCTCTATCTCCCCATCAAGCATCATGCTGATAAGGCTCTCGGTTGTATCCGGATCATTCCAGGTGATCTGCAGGTGTCTTTTGACATCTGTTACAAACTCTTCTGGCATATTGTTCTTATCAAGCATGTGTACTCACTCCTTATGATGATGCTGCCTGTGTTGTCACATTAACATCTACTGCCTTGATCATGACGTAAGCGGCTGTAAGCTCTGATATGTCAAGCAGGATAGCCACACTGTTATCGTATGCCTTGCCGTTGCCGTAGAGCTTAATTTTGAACACTCTCTGATCCTGTGTGAACTTGAACTCATCTGAGAACTCAAGAGTTCCATCCTTTGATGATCCAAGTCCTGCAAAATACTCCTCAGGGAGTACGAGCAGAGCCTCACCTGTGGCCATCTCGGCCGAGCGCACTACGTCGGTTGGGAACGGGAACAGGTTTGTGGCATATGTTCCGGCTGATGTAATCGCAGTTGTAGCCGGCATGATCTTCTCAAGATAATCCTTCTGGTTGCAGATGAGTGTT